CACCACAAGCAGTAGTACCTACACCAGTCTTAACTTGCCACTTATCTGTATTATAAGGATCGTTGGCATCATAATCAAATCCCTGCAAACCACGCATTGTGATTGCCTGAACTGTAGTAGAGTCAGACACGAAGAACATAGTCTGACGAGCATTAGGAACAACACCCTCAGTTGATACGCCAGGAGCAGGTTGAACTGTTGAACCTCTTAGAACATCACCAGCAATTGAGAAGTTCTTAGGTAGAGTAATTGGTAACTCTTCTGAGAATACACCAGCAGATAGTTTGATGATAACAGGTGAGGAGTCAGTTACAGTACCGCCACTTACATATGTGTGTGCGATAGTTGAAATACTGACATTGGTTACGAAAGTATTAGAGTCAGTTACACTGTCAACTTTAAAGTAGAATCCTTGTGTACCATCTGGGAAGATCGTAGTTGTTAAACCAGAGAAACCAGGAGCACAAGTGAATGATATACCAGCAAGTCTGATGTCTCCTCTTGCAAAGAGACCGTGGTTAGCAGCAGTAACAGTCGCAATACCAGAAGTATTGTCATAAACAAAGTTAGTAATGTTAGATACTTTCTGTGCTGCAGTAGATGCGTAGGAGATATTCTGCCATGCATCGTCAGGAGTTAGACCAGAGTTATCGTTTGAACCTTGCTGTGCGTCAATGAAATATATTTTCGTTCTTTGTCCAGCATACTGCCATTCAACTTCGTCAGTACTTGATACTCTTAAGAATGTACCTTGAGTACCAATACCCTGTCTAGCAGGACCAGTACCATCTCTAGTTAAAATGTCACCTTTAGTTGTTAAGAGTGCTGCACTATCACCTATAGCAAATGCTTGCCACATGGTAACAGCAGTACCAGGTTGAACATTTAAGTTAGAAGATCCAACAGAAACATAAGCAGAACTTGAGTACTCAACTAAGTCTCCATGCTCATAGTAATTGGAGTTACTCCAAGTACCTCTCCATTTTTGTCCTCTAACAAGTAGTGACCAACCACTAGTTCCAGCGTCACTGCTAGTAACAGCAGCACCGATTGGTGGTGTGTCATTATTAATTATTAATTGGTCAGCGATGTAAGAGTTACCACCGTAGGTAACAATCTCACCTTTACCATATTGTCTTGTCTTATCGTATGTCGCTCCAGCACCAGTACCAATACCTTGAACTAAGTTAGACCATGTAGCTGGGTTTTGGTTTGGCTGATCTCCTCTTGGGTTTGTACCTATGGCAACATAAGCAGAACCACTAAATTCTACAAGGTCTCCTCTCTCATATCTTGTACTAGAATCATACTCTCCTTTACCTTCTATTCCATTAGAGAATGCAGCAAAGTTTGCCGAAGGAGGGAAGAATGCGTCTGATCCAACACCTGTAGTATCATGTGGGGATGTTGATACGCCAGTGGCAGTCTGGTCTGATGGTGATTGGAACGGTGATGTAACACGATATAGTTGAGGACCATATTCAACTACATCATTAATACCATAGTAAGTATCAGTAGCAAAGGCACCTCTAAAGTTTACGCCTTCTGCATAGATATCCCAATACTGTGGGTAGTCGTTTGCGTACCAGTTACTTTGAATACCTGTTGAAGTATTCTGAGCTGTACAAATGTATAGGTTACCACCTTCTTTAACGATATCCTGGACAACATATCCAGTACTAACCGTTAGATCTCCAGCGAAGTTCTGACCTGTAAGGTGCAAACTCCAGTATGCTGAGTCGTTTGGGAAGCCTGTAGCACTAGCATCAGAAGTATGGTTGATCGTACACACATATGAACTAGCACCGTATTTAACGATGTCATCAATTACATATGCGGTAGATGCTGCCCACGCTCCACGCCAGTTGAACTTCAGTCTGCCAAGTCTAAATTCTGCCATTGTTAGTTACTCGTTAAACAGGTCCAGTGTATGAATGGGTTCCATTGACTTGAAGGATTAAGTATCCATCAGAATCTAGGAAATAATTTAAGTTACGACGATCAAATCGTATCTGTTGATATTTATCTTGCGGATTATTGGCAGTTGCCTTTTGCTCAGTAACTTCCTCAACATAATCCTCATAATCTCCAAACTCTTCAACTTGCGTTCCATCGAGTCTGAATGGTTCAAAGCTTTCAGTGGTAGAAGCAGTGCTTACCTTAGTGAGGTAAAGCATTGAGTACTCATCTCTCCTCAAAGCATAAACAAAATGCCCTGTAGAGTCTTGAGGTTGGAAATGTGCGTTGCTTAATGTTAATGCCATTTTAACTAACTATTCTCCAATAACTACCTGTCCATAAAAACATAACGGTTACACCTGAAACATCTAAGTTTACAGGTCCATCATCAATGTTTCCTATCGCATCTTTAAATTGATGGCTTGCTGAAGTCAATGTAACATTATTTATATTCCAACTTTGGCCACCGTCTGCTATCTCAATGCTGTCTCCAGCTGATAAGTTGACTGTTGGCATAGTGGCATTGATAACACCACCATTGGTATCGGCAAGGTACCTCTTATTAACAACAAACTGTGTTGTTAGAGGACCAGTCAATTGTGCGAAGACGGGAGTTGCACCAGTAGCCGCTTGTGCTACAGTTTCAACAGCATTGCCACTTCTAATGTAGATCTTTTGGTCTACAATATTAATAGCCATTTCTCCGTCTTCAAGATCAGCAAGACCAGGTATCTGACCTTGCGTAATACTTCGTTTTGGTTTAATGCGAGTAGGCATTACAAGTTTTTAATGTATTGCTTCTAGTTATTTATTAGAAGTAATTCACCGCTAATACAAACCTTGCTTTTTCACTCGTACAATTTGTACTATTATGAGGTGTAGATCCATCAAAAATTACATTCCTATTAGCAACACTTTCAATCTTAGTTCCGTCTTCCATCTTAGTATATCCATCGTTGTCATTAAAATATAATAGTGATGCATTATGACTGTACTCAAAATCTACATGAGGATCATGCTCAATAAACTTTCCTTGATTAGGATACAATAAAACTCTTGCTCTGATTATAGACTTAACATTTAAAACTTTGATTAGATAATCATCTAATGGTTCCATGAAAGAACTTACTGGAGAGAATCTTTCATATAATCTATGAACAAAATAAAAATGCTCGTTATTATTTTCCCATTGATTTGCTACTCTTGCTTGGTACTCCCACGGAAAGTTGTGACCCATCACAACTTGTTTTAGCATAGAAAAATAATCTTTATCGAGAGTGTCGTCAGTAAATTTCATGTCGGTTCATATAGATTGAAGGCAATTGAAAACCTAGGTTCATTTGAATAATTTATACTAACATAATGGTATAAAGAACCAGGAAATAGATACATGCCACCCTCAACAGGTGGTATAGTAAGATTGGTATCTTGTATAGGAGCAATATTATGTTCATCAGGATGACGAAAGACTAACTCTCCTGAGTTCTTTGGACTACTAACCCAAAAGACTCCAGCAAATATACAACCAGGATGTGTGTGACTTACATTATAACAGTGTTTATAATTTATATTAAACCACATGTTAGATAATCGTGGTTCAAATTCAAAAGAAGTCTCATCATGAGCACGATACTCTTCCACTAACTCTAAGATTCTTGGACTCATATAATTAAGAAACGGTGCAAAGGCATCCATCTCCCAAAAATCATCAGGACTTTGATATCCATCTACATTACTCCTACTATTGGTTGGATAAGTTTTAGCATAGTTAGTCATCCATGCTACAAGATCATCTTTAACCAAATCAAATTGAGAATCGTATGAGTTCGCAACTAGTGTAGGAAATATACTCTCGATCATAAACCTTTGCGAGATCTATTCTGTATTATTATTCTATCGTTAGCATGGTCTGGTATGAATTCTAAAGTATCATTGTGAGGCCACATCATCTCTTCATACAAAGCATTAAGACGATCCATGTCATCCCATAGATCATTAACAGAATCTTTAGGTGTTGGTCTAAACCAATCCTCTTCTGGTTCTAAGTTACCATGCATGTTAAGATACCTCCAATAGATGTTTTAGTATATATTTGTGTGCTCCAATAAGATGCTTATTGTCCACATTATTTTTCCAAATTGTCATGTTATCAATATCTAATTCGTGAAGAAGGAAACGACCATCATCATCTTTACCAAACCCTGCTTCAAAATCAACTAGAGTATAACCAATCTGTTGAAACAAATCTTTCAGTATATAATCAATGTCTATTATTCTCATAACATATGGTTCAACTTTATAACCCATCAACCTTACTCTATCAAATGTAAGTAAAGGAGTCTTGTCAGTCTTTAAAAAGAACTCAACAATAGGAGCATGATGTCCTTTACCACCATCAGCATGTGCTGTTTCTTTTACATGAAAAATATTTTGACCATCTTCTATACCTATAGTATCTGTGACCATAGAACCAGTAGCATAGTTTCTACAAACAACTCTGAACGGATGCTCAGTAGTCTGACCATATAATATGTTGTTTTTTTCTAGAATTTGTTGTAACTCTGGGTTAATCATTTAATAAACTCCTTCTTCTCATAGTCGAATCTAGGATGAGGTTCAGCAGGAACCCAAGGTTTCTTTGATTCATTTCCGATAACGATAAATCTATCAGCAGCAAATGTTCCTGCTAGACTGATTCTAATTTCATCACCATCAACCCAGTTTGTTGAACCATCTTTCTTAGTGTGATTCATCAACTCTTGGATCTCGTCAATCATTTCTTGTGTCAGTTTCATAAGTCGGTGGGGTGTGGTGGTCGTTCCAATGTCTAATATTACCTGCAACAATAAAGCAGTTAGTAACAACTAACTGTACAAATATAAAAGATCTGATGAGGCATATAATATCATCATACTTTTTAGTTGTCCTATCATTAAACGATCCTAAAGCATACTTCCAGATCTTCCATACTTTAATCATAACCAATGCGGTTTTCTGGATGGGTCACGAAGATAATTAGATGCAACCCAAGGTTTGCTGCTAATGTAATTTTTGTAAGCAGTAAAAGTGTCAATGCTTGTGTCATATTTAAACTCATCGGGCATTGCTCGTGTGAATGTTGTAGGTTCTGGACTCAATGGAAATATTTTAGTTGCATGCATCAATGTTGATTGGCAACTATGAATCTTATTATACCTGTGAGTATATTCTTCACATAACTTGAGTCCGTGGTCTAACAACCAACGGAAGTGAGTCTGTGCCCAGATAGTGCAAGGATGATTGCGAAATGCACCCTTGTCTGTTTTGTATGGTGTACCATCTAACTTAGGTAGTGTGCCAAAACCATGACCCCACTTATCTGATGCAACAATAGATAACATTTGACATGTTTCTAATGGCATCTTGACGATGTGCTTGTCGGGCAAGCATGTCGCTGAGATTAAAGGATCAGGATCAGTAACAAAGATATTCATACTGTTATTGTACTCCTAATAAGTTCCTCTGTAAAGCCATTCATCAGATTCGTTTTCATTTTCATACACATCATAAGGACCGTTTAATTTCTTTTGATGTTCTCTCTCATCTAATACTTCATTGATTAAAAGTTTTAGTTCTTTTCTTAATCTAGGATCTAAGACTGGTTTGTCTGGAGGATTCTTATCCATGTGGATTATATTTGCGAAGGATGTACAACGCAATAGCAACACCGATTGATGATGAACCTAAAATGATTAATACTAATGGCATTAAATTAATTCCTCCAAAATACTATGTTCTAATTGTTTATCTTCTGGTTCAAAAGGAAGTCTTTCCTTTGCTTTAGGAAGACCTTGTTGACCAGGCAACTCTTTTTCTCTTGTTGCTGTTACATCAACTGTTTGATCTAAGATGGGTGCATTGATTTTATGGTAAGTAAATATCTCATTTTGATGTTCTCTGTGTAACCATAAAGTTTTGATTGCATACTCTTCGTGACTACAATCACAATACTGATCACCATTTTCATCAAAGACCCTATAAAAAGGATACATGTGAGGACTAATCATTAGTGTATTCTTGAGTTGTTGCGTGATCTTTTACATAACATGGAACACCTGCAGGGTCTAACCATTTAGTGTATTCAAAATCATTTATAGCAGTTTCCATCTGCATGTAATTGTCACAAAGATATATGTCTTTATAACCATTGTAATTATTCCACTTCTGAATACGATAATCTCCTTTGCCATTAGGAAGGAGGTCAGGCATTTCGACATACCTGTAAGGGTCGTTCTGGCAAATCACTTCAAGCATAAAAAAAGAGGGTTGTTATACCCTCTATTATATCAGATTGTATTGAGAATATCAACCTATAAAGCGTTACCACGAGGTAATACTTCTTCTGGGAACACGAAGTTCTCATGAGGTTGGTCAACTGATGACATCCATGCTCTCATACCCTCGTTTAAAAGAATGTTCTTTGTATAGAAAGTCTCGAACTCTGGATCTTCTGCTGCTCTTATCTCTTGAGATACAAAATCGTATGCTCTTAAGTTAAGTGCAAGACCCACAATACCAATTGATGATGCCCACATACCTGCGACAGGTACGAACAACATAAAGAAGTGGATGAATCTCTTGTTAGAGAATCCAATACCAAAGATCTGTGACCAGAATCTATTAGCAGTAATGAAAGAGTATGTCTCTTCCTGTTGTACTGGATCAAATGCACGGAATGTTGTGCTTTGAACTTGATTATCTGAATAAACAGATGTATCTTCATACAATGTGTTCTGTACTGTTGCACCATGAATGGCACATAGTAATGCTCCACCTAATATACCTGCCACTCCCATCATATGAAATGGATTGAGGGTTATATTGTGGAAACCTTGTATGAATAAGATATAACGAAAGATTGCTGCGACACCGAATGATGGTGCGAAGAAGAATGAATGCTGACCTAAAGGATAGATCAAGAATACACTCACGAATACAGCAATAACAGCAGAGAATGCTAGAGCATTGTAAGGACGAATCCCAACAAGTCTTGAAATTTCAAACTGTCTTAACATAAAACCTATGAGTCCGAACACACCATGTAGTGCAACGAAGTTCCAAAGTCCACCGAGTTGTAACCAACGAACGAATGAACCTTGTGCTTCAGGTCCCCAAAGGAACAGAAGACTATGACCCATTGCATCGCCTGGTGTAGACACTGCTGCTGTTAAAAAGTTTGCTCCTTCAAGATATGAAGATGCGATACCATGTGTATACCAACTAGTAACGAAAGTAGTTCCAACGAACCAACCTCCGATAGCAAGATAAGCACAAGGCAGAAGTAAAAGACCAGACCATCCGATGAACACGAAACGATCTCTCTTTAACCAGTCATCTAATGCATCAAACCATCCTAGTTCTGTTTGTTGTCTTAAAGTAGATGCTACCATTAATTTTTCCTATGAAAAAGGCACCCGAAGGTGCCTTGAGTTAAATTGTCAGTTATAAATTAACCGATTGCAGGTGCTGTTAAAGCAACTGTTGTTGACTCTGCAGAAGCAAGGTCAAGTGGGAAGTTGTGTGCATTTCTCTCATGCATTACTTCCATACCTAAGTTTGCTCTGTT